AAGCGCAAATGTTTCTATGCCGCCCCTTCGATTATCAAATGTATTTGTGCAGTTATCAGATGCCTTGACGCGAATCGATCCAATCGTAGGCATCTCAAGCGTGCCGGGCTGATCAGAGTCTTCTATTGCTTTTAATAACGCCGTCTTTCTGTCTAGATAATTATCGCCATCAACAAAAGCCTGAATGCTAAATATTCGGGGTTGCCGCCCTACATCCTCAGATTGCGAAATATCCTTAAACGGGAATTTATGTATAGTTCCGCGTCTGCCGAATTGCATTGTTGCCCGTTCAATCTCGAATACGACACCACGAAAAGATGCTATACCGATCTTGCCGGTCCATTCTCGATTGGCATCAGGCCGTGGAAAATTTGAAATGTCTGCTCCCATTAGGCAAATACGGTTGGCGTCATTAGGCCCCGATTAATTGTTTTGACTGTGGATGTTTGGGCATTTGACGAAACGGCCGCAACGCTGATTATGCCGTCTTTGTCCTGATTCAGTTCAATGTTGTTCTCAATATTGATATTATTAGTCGGCGCGAATAAAGCCTCTAATGGTGCTTTTATTATTGTCTCCCCTGCTTGAAGCGTGGCATCGGCCGCAATCTTAAGTTCTTTGATAAATTCCTTTAGTCCTTCTGTATTGAACCCTAAAAAGCTGCCTATTTTTTCGAGAAGTGAAGCGGCTATCAATGCGGCGGAAATAAAACCGAGCATAACCGAAAGCATTCCAAACAGCCCTACAAGGATTACACCGGATATGACTGCTCCGATAACGATCAAAATCACCTTGAGAATTGGCCATAACGCCAGGAATATTTTCATAACTGGTATTGCTATCGCTTTGAATGCCTTCCATACGTCGATGAATATTGCCTTAAATGCCGGTAACATCGCCTTAACAATCACCCCCATTGCAATAAGGCCAGTGGCAATGCCTAAAATTAAAGGGAGAAATGGAGCTATTGCCAAAAAGATAATTTTCATAGCTGCAATGCCTGCAAGTATTCCGCCGATTGCTCCGAGCAAAAGACCGAGGGCAATCACAATGGGGCCGAGTGCGGCTGCGGCAAGTGCGGCAAAGACAATAAACTTTTTCATGCCCGGACTGAGCTTTGCGAATCGCTCGGCTACATCTCTCAGAAAATCGCCTAGTTTTTCAATTCTTTCTTCTAAATTGAAGAGTTCGTTGATCGATTCGCCTATACGGACTTGAAACAAGAAAAACGCATCGCCCAAATTCTCAATTGAGTTGGCTAAGCTCTTTCCAACATTTGGCAGGCCTTTCATTGCATCGATCATTTTCTTGAAAACCTGTTCGCCCGTAAATCCGAGTTCGCTGATCTGATCGGTTGCGCGAGTGCCAAACGCTTCTTCAAGGATTGCTCCTAATAGCGGAAGCGATTCAGTTAATGCTTTTAAGTCTTGCCCAAATCCGGTTGCCTTATTTCTGATCTGCGACAACTGAAGCATGGCCCTGTTAAATTCAGCTTTGCCGCCGCCAGCAAGAGCAACGGCATTTCCGAGCGCAAGAATTGACTCCCTGGCCTTATCTGCGGACAGACCGGCTGACTGAAACTTGATCGATGCGTCCACGACCTCGGAGACTCCTAATCCCGGAAGCTTGGCAACCTCGATTAATTTCGACATCTCTGTTTTTGCCGCCTTCGCGCTGCCCATCAGGGCCGAAAGAGATATTTCCATCCTTTGCATCTTCGCTGCGGTCAAAACTGAAGAAACGCCCAATGCCACAATCGGAGCTGTGACGAAAAGCGTCAAACCGCGACCGACCCTTGTCATTGCCTGCCCGGCATCCCTGAATCCCTGGCTAGCCCGCCGGGCAGCTTGACCGGCTCTTTCAAATTCTTTACTGACGCTGCGCAATTGACGCGTGATATTGTCAATTAATTTAACGTCTACTGATACCGTAAATGCCATGGGATTATTTAACCTTTTTTGATTCGCTATCTATGTCGTCCTTTATCTGCTTATTGATCTCAGTATGCCTTTGATACCAGAAGCATATTCGGCTAAGAGTCAATCTTTCAAGATCATAAATCGACAGCCCCATTCCCTTCGGATGCACTAAGGCGCCTAAAATTACCTCGGATCTCCCGAGCGCCCGTATTATTAAAAAAAATCCGACATCGCGCCATGAGCAGCTTTTGCGTCTTTCATGCACAGTTGCCTGGCATCACCATGCCCTAATTGCGGGTCATTGCATGTTTCAATATATCGATTGAGCTTTTTTATGTTTCTCTCAAATTTTATTTCTTTGTCGCTGCCGTCAAGATTCACTTTGCCGGTTGACGACAATATCGTATAAGGATCGCCATGTTTTTCAAAAAGAAACCCGGTTGGCTCTGATAGGCGAAGCTCCTCGATCAAGTTCGGTCCTGATTTAAACGGCCTTGATATCGGTACGATATTTAGCTCGCCTTCCTTGTCCCAGCCTTTTTCTTGTTCGTCTTCTTCGTCTAGCAATACTACCAGATTTTCTTCTTCAAGTTCAATTTCTTCTACTTGGTCCATCTATCAGCTCGCTAATTCTTCATCAGGTTCGGTAGTGCCTTCAAATCTGAGGACCAAAGAGCCCTCAACTGCATCGACCTCAACGCGGTTGACCTGAATGGCCTTGTTTAACTTTGGGGTTTTTCCGTTGAGCAGCTCGGCCTGGACAACATCGAAACGTGCGCCTGACAATGACCCGGTATCAAGATCACCTGAGTCGCTGACTTTGACCTCAATAAAAGACGTCATTGGCGTATGCCGCTCAGAATGATGACCATCAACGCCGCGAATGACCTCGACCTCGACAGTTGACATCGAGTATTTGACCTCGCCCAAGATATTAAAAACCCTGTTATCTGCGAAAAGCTTTATTATCCCGCTGGAAATATTTTCTGACATTATAGTATGAAGCGAATTAGGTTTGCGATTATGCGAAGCTGATTAACTAGGTCTGGGCTTTGTTCTATGTCAACCCGATTTACGTCAGTATCATTGATTTGGACAATCAAAAGCTCTTTGAATTTTGCCTTTGCGCCTGGCTCAACTAGCCCGATATCAATCCATTCCTGACAAAGCGAAATTGCTTCACCGCGTAGAATTGAAGGGCTAACTATCTTCTGGCCGGGTGCGATATTGCCGCCGTCTTTAACGAGTTTAAATCCTTGTGACAGATATTTTGATATCATGAGCTGCAGCCATGTCTGGCGAAGATCGGAAAGCGTAAGCGAAGTTTGAGAATCCAAGAAAGATGTATCAGGCTGACCGCCTGTGTTTCTCTGATAGTTTGTAATTTCCCGTCCGATAATAACATCGCCATTAGGATCAACTCTATGCGTTGCGACCCCGTTATTCAGAAGTATGTCACGTTCTTCGCGGAGCAATATATTTTCTTCTGGCTCTGCAAGGATACCGATTAGCTTTCTAAAATGAACTGGCCTCGCCGGGTCAATTGCTGCTATGCTTGTGAAAATTGCAAAATAAGCAGCGGCCCAATGGTGCTCGGGTGAAAGCGAACCGTTGCCGCTGTGCATCGTTGTGTTGTGCTGGCTGTTTCTAAATCCGCCGAAAGTTGTTGCATCTGATAGAGTGCCAGCGAATGCATTCCATCCGTGGCCCTCGTTTTGCTTCAAAGCCGTATTGCGTGATGCCAATTCAGTATCGAGCTTGTCGAGATTTGGATCATCGTTATAAGGCATCAAAACGTAATTGACGACCTCATCAGGAATCACGGACAACGCCGTTGAAATGTCAGGGTTGCCGGATCCGGTCACTGTATTTGCGACCGCAAAAGTCACGCCGCCCGGTAAAGCTTCGTTTCCGCCTTTTGTTGGGGGAAATGGATTAATTGAAACTGGAAGCTTTTGCGTCCATTCGCCTTTGTGTTTGGCGGTGATAGTAACAACATTTGTCGTGACTGATGCAGTATAAAGTATATCAGGATCAGAAGTTAATGCGGCCTCGATGTTCGCTGCGATATCATTTGCAGTGTCGCCGCTTGTTACCGCGACTTGAACGACCTGACCGGCGATATATATTGAAAGCGTTGCTGCTGTCGTCGCCGTTCCTGTGACTATGATTGTCTTAACGTTCGCTACCCCTGCGCCGTTATCATCAAGTAAAATTCCTCTTAGTCGGAGACTTGTGTCATTTTCTAGAAGCTTCTCGACCATATCGGCAAAGTGCGATCCTACTCCGGCCGCGTCTTTTGCAAGATCAAGTGAGCTTACTTCAATTACAACCCCTTCGGCAACGGTGCCAATTGAAAGGCGCTGACCTATGATAAGCCTTTGGCGGGTCAGCCCAAGATTAGAAGTTGCACGATCCGCGCGAAACTCCGAAAAAGCACCGGGAGTTCTGATGTTTCCGATCTCGTTAAATGAAATGCCCATTGAAATTTAACTAATTGTCAGAATAGTGCGAGTCAACCGTTTTTTGTCGAGCAATTTACTTGCCCTTCTTTTTCGGCTGATGTCCTTCGGTCGATTTCGGCTGATGCAAATGTTCGTCGCCTACAGTGATAACCGTTTTGCAGAGAACTAAATCCTTATCTCTGAGCCGTCTTTGGATGTAGGCACAGTCCTGAATTTCCTCGCCGCCGGTGTTGATTTTTCTCTGAGGATGGAACGGGTGCTCCACTTGTATCGGCCTTCCGTTTACCGATCTCTCAGGGTTTGGCTTAACTTTTACCTTTTTTGGTTCCATGAGCGATAAAAATCAGATGATTGGTTTTAATGCAAGCATTAAGTTAATTCCAAGTCGGAAACCGGGAATGGATGATCGATAGGATTTGTGTCTACGGGGTTAAATTCAGTGTGAATTCGTTCAAATGCCTCAGTGGCAAGCGGATTACTCGGGCCGAAACCTTGCGCCTGGGCTGTGATTGTGGCCTGTAAATGGAAATCGAAAACCCTGACCACGCGCTCATTATCTTGCTCAATGAAAATATCGCCTGAATATATGAAGTTTTTCGCGCAATATCCATATTTGACTGTCGGCTCCTGGCATTTCGCGGCAAGAAACGGATTCCAACCATGGAGACATCCCTGCAAATCCAGTCTAACAGCATGAAGAAAGTCAGTTGCTTTTCTGCCAATTGAATCAGGCTTAGCATCAAAAACGACATAAACCTCTAGAAGTTCGAGCATTTCCGTTAATGTAGTTGCACTGGGATCGCTCTGAAATTTATTATTTACGACTCCTGGCACACACATTACGTATGGGATTTCCAGCTTGCTTTGGCCGTCAAGAAATTCATCGGGGTCACTTGCAGAATCGACCCTTGCAATCGGATCACCGAAAAATGAACCCGCTAAACAAGTCCTTAATTGGCTGACAACGCCGAATCCTTCACCCTGAAAAATCATTATCTGCCTGCCTTTTTTGCTGCCCGGCGAACTGCTCGTTCGGCCAGTTTCTGGAAAAACGGCTCTTTTTCCCGTGCTGCGCGGGTGATATGCTCGCGGTCTAATTTAGGCGATTCGAGTATCTCGGCGTAATCAAGATTAGATCCGATCTCTGATTCTAGTTGGCCAGATTTGAATATACGCTTAATCGATCGGCGAAGTCTTCCGGTTCTTTCTTTCGGCCATTCACCGCGAGCTGATGATCTGATTCGGCGCTTGCTGCCCTTCGCAACATTTCGCCGCAATACGCCGGATCGTCGCGGTCCGTTCTTGATCATGTCCCGTGCAAAGTCAACTATTTCGTTTGCGCCTTCACGATTGGCCTTTCGCAGTTCGATGTTCAATTGACGCCTAAAAAGCTTGACGCCCCGAAAGTCGATTAGATTGCCGATGTCTAAAATTATCTGAGTCACGGTATCGCTATTACATTAAATTCGCTTGATGGGTCGCCTAATATCTTACATTCCAACTTTAAAAATCGATCACGCTCACGCTCGGTCACAACGTTTTGTATCTCATACAAGCGGCCTTTAAATTGTATATGGTCGATCTTGCCCCGATTGTCAAATTGGTCTTCATGCCTGATAATGAATTCATGCGTATTGGTTTCGGCAATATTGCGAGTCGATAAAAACTGATGCCCCTGGCGTTCGCCGAGTATCTTTGAATTAGCCCATCGAGTCGCGATTATCTGATATTCGGTAACTGTTCCACCGGCGGTATCAGTAATATCGTCGTTCTTTTTTATCAGGTCGATCCTGAATTCGAGTTTACCGGCTCCAGTTGGCATTATGCAGCGGGGACAGCCATCGACTGAATATTCGTGATGATCGAAAGCGGTAGGTTTTGCAGGTCCTCATTGTCAACGCTCACTGTTTCGCGGTTTAGCCACCAATGCGATATAATGAGCCCGAGGGTTTCGAGAAGCATTTGCGTTCGCGGCGCACTCTCAATCGTATATTCGACTTTTGCCGATTTATACTTGCGCAATGCGACATCGGGAAAGTCGTTGCGTAAATGTATGCGGTGATCGAGTAAGAGGAAGTCAGCCGCCGGAACTGCTGTTTCAAGGGCAGTTGGCTCGGTATCGTCAAACAGGGCAAAGGCATCAACGGTCAGCCCGCTATCGAATTCATCCAGCTTCAACAGGTCTTTACGCAATTCGCATTCGTCAAAAAACAGCCTGAATTTGCGCTGAACAAACCTCTTTTGAGTGCCGTATTCGATTAGTTCGGTCGCGGCCTGAATCAAGCCAGTGATAAATATATCATCGTCGTCGATCTCTACCCTGGCATGCTCTTTGGCCTGGGCCAATGTCATAGGCAGCGAAGCTATCAAAACGGGCAAGGGTGATGTGATTTCGAGCCGTGTCATTTGCGGCCTTTCTTTTTCCTGTTTACTTCAAGCATCCAGTCGCTAGTGATTTCATCTTGCCAGAATCCCATTTTCTTCAGCCATCGGGTTGACTCCTTATTGCCTCGGGCTGTCATAATCCATTTCATTTTAGGGTAGATCTCTATCATTTTATTATGAAGATATGTTCGATATCCCTTTCGGCGTTCTGGAATAATAGTCAACGAATTCAAAATCTCATGAGTCGAATTTCCGACCCCGCGAAACCACACAGTGCAAACAGGCATTGGAACCCATGGCAATAACGCCTCCATTATGTGAGTTCCATTGCACCCGGTTTGTGAAAATCGATAACTTACGTCTTTATCGATTTCGCCTTTCTTCTTTGCCATAATCGCGTTATTGCACTGATCTGAAATCGTGGCAATAAAAAAAGCGGCCCCCCGATTGAGAGGCCGCTTTGTAAGTAAACAATATACTCGAATTGTTAAGGCGCGATAGGATTCTTGCCCTTGCTGTCAGTTTTGCCAAGCAATCCCTGTGCGAGTGTCGCGTGTATGGCATAGTCAGCGCTATTTGAGCTAACTAGTCGCAACTGAACGAATCGACGATGTGCCGTGCGCTGGATGTGATGGTGGAACATCTGATCGACCAGAAGCGCAGCAAATAGAATCACGGAGTCATACAAATTCCCGTTGATTTTGCTGGCTGCGATAACCTCGACGTTTGTTGACATACCCGCGTTGTCGGCTGTGCGAATCTGCAATTTCAGATCGCCTGCGACAAGAGTGTCGATTGTTGTGAGGAAGTTGATATCACGAACACCTTGAGTGTCGATGACCTCGCCATCATTGTCGGTATCTGACGCTATAGCCAGACGCTTGAATGCGATTGCTGGTCGCAGTGTATTTGAATCTAAGAATTTGCTCATAATTTAATTTTCCTTTCTGGTTAGATTCGATTACTTAGTGCGAAGCAACTTGATGCCCTGATGATTGATCACATCGCCGCCAGAACGTTTCGTAGTGTAGAACAACACGAAAGGCTTGTTGGTGAATGGATCACGCAAGATGCGAATTCCCATGCGATCATATACGAGATATGAACGGCGGAAGTCGCCGAATGCAATTGGCAGATTGCCGGAACCGCCTGCGCCGATTAATGGCATATCAGGCACATCGATAATTGGCTTTCCGAATATCTGAGGAAGCCCGCCGCTTGGCAAGTCAGGCTGAAGCAATGGACGCAGTTCGCCGTCAAGTAACTTACGAGCTGCTGCCCGAGTTGTTCTACGCATCAACCAGCTCAAGTTCTGGAATCCTGGGAGAATCAATTCATCGAGATTGACAAAATCCTCATAAGCGATTTCGCCTGCGGTCGTAGACTCAACCTGCTCAAGCTGATTAAACCCGGTGCCATCCTCATAAGTCGTGATCCCGCGAAACTGCTTGACCCCGTTGCCCAAGACAAATTCCGTGCCTTCTTTGATTGTGAATTCATCAGATATTTCGCTGTTAAGATAACCAACTAAATCGAAGTTAGCATCGTCGAGCATCGTCTGAGAAACAAACGGAAGCGCAAAAAGCTCCTCGGCGCTGATGGTCTGCATCTGTAATTCGCCTGTGCCGGTTTCTGTCCGTGAATCGGTTTCGCCAACTCGCAAAGCAGTAAACCGCTCTGTTTGGACTGGCTGCTCCCACGCTGGACCGCTGCCGGTCATAACGGTAACGAGACTGCGAACGGGTGAGCGTTCTTTTTCAAGCCGAACGATTTCGGATGCCATTTCATTGGTTGTCATGAAACCGAGATCCTGATTGCTTCCGGAAATTAGCGATTTGCCGAATAGCTCCTGCTCTTCCTTGCTTAAAACGCTGAGGTCCATAGGCCGGTTGTTTTCCATCCCGAGTCCCTTGCGAAGCACGTTATTCAAAAGAGCTTTACGCTTTTCTGAATCCTCTTCCTTTTTGCCCGATGGATCATAGTTGGCCTTTTGCTTCATCGTGCTGAGTTCGTCCTCAATTCCCTTGATCTTGGCAAGTTCGAGTTCGATCTCTGTCATTTTCTTAGAGATTTCTGTTTCCCTCTTTTCGAGTTCTGCCGAAACGTGACCCTTCATGTCTTCCTCTTTGACATACTTTTTCAGCGTTTTGGTGTACTCGGCCTGAAGATTTCCGATCTCATCCAGTAACTTTTTCTGTTCTTTTGTTAATTCCATTATATTTTGAATATAGATTTAAGTCGTTTTTCTATTTCCTGATCAGCCTTGGCGTCTTCTGTCTCACACAGATTATCCAGATTACCGGCAAGCGCCGCCTCAACAATGCCTTTGCTGTATCCTGCCTCGCGCAGAAGACCGCCCATTGTTTTTTTGACCTCGCTTACATGCTCTTTGGTTTTGATTTCGGAAATTGTTGCCAGCTCATTGGCTGGAAAAGTGACTATGCTGCCCTCTTTGACGGATGCTTTCAGGAGCGCTACGGCTTGTCGGTCTTCGTCAAACTTGGCAGTCACATCATTAAAGCCAACCGAGAATGCCTTGAGCACCCTGTCTTTTATTAGGGCAAACGCTTCATCGGCCTGCTTGACGCCCTCAGTAAATGTCGCGACGAACTTGAGGCCGATTGAATCTTTTGTGACGACTCCCTTGCCGATTGGTTCGGTTCGGTTGTGTTGCCATAAGAATGGTATCTCAATGCTGCCCCCTGCCTTTTCGAGCTGTTCGTCAAATGCTTCTGATACAAAAAACTCTTTATCGTGATCGATATTATTAAAGACAGCTAGATGCCCGGTAACTCGCCTGTGCTCCGCTTTTATCTGATCAGCCTTGATTTCTACCTGTAGAAACTTCACGCTGCGGAATAAATCCCGATCTTTTACAAAAAGCAAGCCAGAAAATCTTTTAGCCCGTCCCATGCTCTCGTTGCGAGCAGCTTCGTCAAGGGACTGTGACTATCATTTTTAACCTAATGCAGGCGCTCCACGTTATCGGGAGCATCATAGTTTAGTGGAATTTCGTGAAAGCGTGACCGACGCAGAACTAAAGTCAACTAGTTGACATCTAGCTAAAACCCAAGTCCTGCGTGCCGGTATAGGTCGCTTGGTTCCGGCTTTCCTGTCATGTTGGGCTACTGTCAATAGCCTCCGCTCAGGCAAGGCAAAACATATCAGCAGTAAAAACCCGGTCAACCCTTATTTGATGTATCGCATACCGCACCGGCAATTGACCAAATTAGCCGCCGATGCCCCGTGGGTTACATCGTGAGGGTGTGCCATTTTCTCGCCCAATGGCCTGAATAAAGCCCGCATTCCTTTAATTTGACCATCTACATCGCCGTGATGCTCGCGTTGGGCGCCGTCAATAGTTGTGATCCATTCCTTCTTTTTGGCCTTTTGGTTCTTGGCGCCCTGGAATTCTGCTCGGCTTCCAGCGATACCAATTTCAGTTCGGGCAATCACTGCCGCTCTCGCTCTGCCAAGCCCGCCCCCGAATTTTCGGCGTAGGCTCCTGGCGATATTCTCGGTGCTCGATCCGCGCTTGAGCCCTCGCTTGATAATGTTCGCGGCGTTCTTTCGATCGGTCTTGGTCGTCAAGAAAGTTGACCGTTGTGCGTTCTCGATCAGAAAATCGTCAAGCTGCCGTATAATCAAACGCTCGGCCTGCTTGGTTCTGTGGTCTAGTCTAAGCGATTTACCGGCTAACAACTCCATTTGAAAATCGCCTAAGATCCCGGCTGTCACTGCATTATTATCGAGTATAATCGTATTGAGCGGCGAACTGAATACTGAGAACGTCAGATCGATAGCGAATTCGCCACCGCCCATAAATGCGGCCTCTAGCGCCAAGCCTAATCGCTTATAGTGCGCAAACAATGCTTTTGCCAATATTCGTTCGCGCCTGGCTTTGAGTATCTGCGATCCACGTATTAAACTGGTATCGCCCTTTATTCGCTGGAGCAACATCGCATCACTCGACGGGTATAAATCGCGGATCGATTGTCAGAGTGCCGTTGACCTCTTCAGGATAGCCGCCTTCTTCCCGTGCTTCCTCAACGCTGATTATTCCTTCTTTCTTGTCTTCTCTGGCCGCTTTGCGTTTGCGCTCGAAAAGATCAGCGAGGGCCGGGATAGATTTAAGATTGGGCTTGATTACTTCTTTGAGCTTAAGCGTAAGCGACAAATCGCATAGGATAAGTCCAAGATGCGGCAAAACGGTATTGAGCATTAAGAATTCTTTGCCCTCTCTCATATTGGCGAATGTGGCACCTTGGGCGAATCCTAGCAATACAGCGGGGTAGCCGAAAGCGATTGCCGTCTTTCTCGCGGCTGATTCGTCGGTTTTAGTGTAATCCATTTCGCGGCCAGTCATCCCTAATCGCTCGAATTCCAAATCATCACCGACTACAGCAATCTTGCCCGTGGCTTCATCAAATCGCTCATTAATCTGCTCGCTTATTTCTCTCAGTTGTTGCTTGTTGCGGCGTAACGCAATCGCATCCCCGGACTTCTTCACCTTCAGAATCCCGAACGGTGCGCCGTGATTATCGAGCGTGTCTTTATTGTGCTTTGATATCGAGTTGCGATTATCCACGTTTTGGCGGGTTGCTTGTAGCGGTCCCCATCCTTCGTGATCTCTAAGCGGATCCAGCAGCTTGGAAAACCACACATCCTCTGGCAGCAATGTGCCACCGGCACTGAGCTGCCAAGAATTTAAAAGCTGCCTTGTATTGGTCAATTCGCCATGTATGGGCGAAATGCGGTCCGGTCTGATTATCGGCAGCTCGCTAATACGATCTTGGATTTTGATTATCTGCGCATAGGACTCACCGGCAATCAGCCGATAAACCATTTGCTCAAATACCCATATTTTCCACGGCTTGCCCTGCTCGGGTCGGTCAATCAGCTCTCTTATCAATGGCGGCAATTCGTCTAACAGCAACTGGATCGATGCAACTGACCTGGCGATATCGCTGATAATGAAATACACGATATCATTATCTCTGAACCCGGCTTGAGCGAGCGGCCTGAATTGATGACTCGTAAATCCTTTGCCATCCCCTCCGACAAGTATCCGGCGCAAGTCCTCGCTGTTCGTAATGCTTTTGAGCAAGCGCTGTGCTGCCCATATCTTTACACGACTAAAAGGGTTATACATTATACGATTATGAATTCCTCAACGGGCTTCAGTGCGTTATTGATAAATTGCGTAGTCATGTCGACCTGATCGTCATGGGTGCCATTAGGAAAGGCGAGCAGCTCGCGCTCATAGTCGTTGAGCCATGGCGCATTTCGCCTATGATAGATGTTGCCGGATTCATATTGTCCTGTTGATTGGTGCGCCCTTGCCGTCTTGGATATATCGGCTTTGACCGGCACGATGGGGAGCATTGTTGAGTTTTGCAAGTCTTGAATGAGTGATATGCCGCTCGCTTTGTCCTCTATCAAGATCAAATCGGGTTGATCGCGCTCAGCAATCGCAAGCAATCTGTTTCGCAGTCTCGGGAAATTCATCTTGTCCCGATCAACATCATCGAGGTATCCAGCGGTTTGCGACTGCTTCCAAGTGCCTATCACAGTGTAGTCGCTTGATGTCTTTTCCTTGAATGCCGTATCGACTGATAGTAGCGTGCGAACGATGTCATTCGGCGGATCATCAAAGTATCTGAACCATTTGCGCTTGAATATATTGCCTGATGCGATTGATGGATTTTGCTGATAAAGGCTCTCAAATGTGGTCGGCCGGTTGTCCCTGAAATCAATCATTCGTTCAAGCGGAATCAACTCAGGGCAAAGCGGTTCATCCAATACTCGACCTAGAATATCGTTCTTTTCGGCCAATGCTGGCATCTTGATCACGCGCCATTTATCAGGCTGGTCCTCAAGCAAGCGCCCGGCCAGGTCCAGCTCAGACCATCGCGTCAGTATGATAATCACGATATTCGGCTCCTCGAGTCGTGTCATAAATGAGTCGTGAAACTCGTTTAAGATTTTGTCGCTGATCAGCCTTGAATTGGCATCTGCTCTATTTCTGACAGGATCATCGATGATCAAGACATTCGCGCCACGGCCAGGTGCGCCGGTTTGAACGCCTGCAGCTAAAGCCCCGCCGCCCTGTATCGTTTCCCATTCACCGGCTGCTGATTTCTCTTCTGACAGGCTCATCTTGGCCGACCTGCATATTTTACGCATCTTGCGGGTGAAGTCGGTCGCCTTCTCTTCGTTGCACCCCACGATCATCGTTTTCCAAGACGGCCGCTTATGCAAACAGTACGCCGGGAAACGCTCAGTGATCATTGATGTTTTGCCGTGCCTTGGCGGCCAAAAGAACATTAATCGCTGATTCTGACCAGCTACGGCTCGCTCTAGTGCGTTTTCAAGCTCGTTCTGCACATACAGCAAGTGCTTGAATCGCCAATTAAATTCAGGTGAATGACCTTCGAGGAACTGAAGAAACGACCGCCGCTTGCGCAATTCTAGCCAATAAAGCGAAGACTCGCCGATTTCATTCACTTCAGCTTTGCGAGTTAGCCAAGTAGAGCGCGGTCAATTCGTCGTCGCTCAGTGCTCCGATGTTAGCATGATTATCAACCATTTCGATTGCCTGGCGGGCCTTGCCGTCTGTTCGATCCATCAGTGCTTGTATTGCCCACGGTTCGCCCTTTTTCGCTTCATCCCATAGCGCCTTGCATACTATGTTCATGTTTACCTCGCCGGTCTTTTCGTCTTTCTCTTTGCCCATCTCCTTGAGCAGAGTAGCAAATCCGCGTCGACCGGTGCGATTGCCCTTATTTATTCGAGGGTCGCCCTTAACAAATCGCCCGTTTCCATTGCCATTATGGATCGGTTTATCGGAATCCTGATTATTATCGCTGACCATATATCGACCTTAGTGGTCAGGTTTTACCCCCGACTTGTAAAAAAATCAAGCCAATCTTTCAAGATGACCGACTAGCAAGCCTATCTGATGTGTGGTTTACCCAGTCAGATTGCGGCGTATCCGTTTCGCAAAATGGGCAATTTATCATGACAACGACATGCCATCCCTCAATAAACCGGCACGGTTCACGTTGAGGCCTTGACGATATCCTATCACATTCAGGGCATAAGAGCATATACGGGTTATCGTGATCCATGATTTTGCTTGGAAATCTCAGAGCAGATCGTCCAGCTTTCCAGAGAAAAGTTGCATCCATAGCAGATTATTTTGTCGGCTCTTATCATAGCCAATTCATCCTCGCCACAATTTGGGCAATCGGGCATCTTTGTTTTCGGCTTCATCTTCTCATGATCATATTCGGGCATCAAATCCCGTTTTTCCATCAACGACAATCGCCGATCAAGCGCATTATCAATCGAATCCATTATCTCATCTTTCCGGCTAAACGATTCAGGATCCAGCCATAACCGCGTAACTGATGACAGCGTTTTATCCAGCTCGTCGATCAGCTCTGAAAATTCGGTGATCATAATATTTCAAACTTTCGCATTTGGCGGTTCGGGCCTAAGCTGCCAATGCGTTGCGATTAGCTCTGGCACGTATCCTATCCCGTGAACGTGCCATGCCTTTTTATGCGTATCAAACCAAGCGGTTGTCATATTTCTGGGATAATCCTTATGGCAGATTATAATCCATAATCCGTCTTTCGGCGCACTCGCAATCGGTAGCCATTTAGGCTGAGCAGCTTCCCACATTTCTGTAATTTCATCATGAAGAAAATCGCACTCTTCCCATGTGCTTTTGGCGATACATCCTGTCCAGCATAAATCATTCGTAGCCTCAAACCATGCTTTAGCCTTTTCACTCATCGTCTAGCCCTCCGAACATCCCGTCGATATCGCTTAAACCGCAAACCCAGTCCGTACCAAAACGCTTTCCAATAGCCTTTCCATTTCGGCTCCAGGCAAATCGCATTCACTTTCGCAGCGTGTAATCTGGCGGTTATCTGATTGCTGAAGTCAATATGCTTTTGCATGATCTTGCGTTTCTGCCTGTGCTTTTTCTCCCTAGCCAGCATCGATTGTCGTTTAAGCTTTTTTGTTTTCATTTGATTTCAATCCCAGTTCTTTTGAAATTCCCAATTCCTTAAACAGTTCAATCGGCGGATGCTTCAATTCTTCAATACATTGATCGTATCCGTCTGCACAGACCTTTAACCTTTGTTTAAGATCCGTATCGCCTATCAATATTTCGGTCTTGCGAAGCGTGTCTATCCTTAATGCCCATAGCATGCACAATGCTTTTATCACTATTTCATCCATAATTATAATTCGTTAGCTGTTAATGTATGCGATTCTTTCCACGTATATTTAACATTGCCAGCGACATCAATCCGTTTGCCGTCAATAATAAACGAAAGAGTTCCGCTTGCAAACGGTATAGGCGGACCGCAAGCCGTCACAATAGCCGGTGTAATAAAAGGCATCGGCGCTAATAGTTTTAAAAAGTTTCGTCTATTCATAATCTATTCCCTCACCATTGCCTGATAAAATTCTGCCCCGCTTTGCGATCCGTGCCTTATAAATGGACTGCCCAAAGGTTTCCATCCTTCCTTGATTGCTTTATTCACCTTACAATCAAGATAAGATACGTCTCTGCCCGGTCCTCCGAAAAAGCTCCCTTCATAAGAGTAATTTTCGCCGATAGCATAATCCGCTGATACTATGATGTATTCCATAATTTACTATCCTCTATTGTGTTGAGTTTTTCGATTGTCTTAGTTTGTTTTTCAAGTATTTCCATCCATCTTTCTTCTCGTGCGACCCCTTCTTTTATTCGTTTACTCGCCGTGCGAAGCTGTAGATTTAATGCGATGTTGCTCGCGGCTAGCATAATGATTGCCATGGTTAGCGGTATTAATGATTCCATAATTTTACTTTCCTTTTTATTTGGTTAATCGTCAATGGCTAGTTGGTTTTTTGAAAACGGAATGATTTTCGGTTCGTACCAACTTCTTATTGCTACATATATGTGATCTTCCGTGACTTCATGTATCTTGCCGCCTTGTCCAGTAAAATAGCTACCTGATATAACTTTAACGGTAGCCCCTTCTTTCCATTTGGATTCTTCCCTTTGCTCCACTAATTCACAACTCCGGTCACATTTCGGGCAGACCTCAGAATTGTAGCTATCGTCGTCGATCAGCACATCGCAGCAATCCGAATGAACGACCGGCCTTTCGGAGAACTGCTCATACTGCGGATCGTCAGGATATTTAGCGGCCATTTTTTGCCAGTAGTATTCTCCGCGTGTTGCCATTATTTTGAGGGCTGATTGTTAATCGAATCTTTTACGCCATGATCATATCCCTGTTGGTATGCCTCCCCTAGCAATCCCTGCCAGTCCATATCTTTATCAGGCAAAGTGATCACGCGGCTGGCCGTAACATCGTTAGAGCGTTTAAATTCGACTTTAAGCTCGAACGGTGAATATTCAATCGGTTTGCCGCTATCATAGAGGATCAGGGCGGTTAAAATTATGATCGTCGTCGCGAATCCGGCGGCCATAACAATGGCTATTTTATATTCCATAGTTGTCATTATTTTGAGGGTTCGTATTTTTCAGTTATTTGGCGGCGTTGAAATCGGCTAGTCATTTATGTTATTAAAAATCACGCGGTTTTTAGAATCGCAGCAATAAGAGCAGTCTGGTTTTTCATGATCTTCACAATACGCACAGCAACAATCCCAAACAGATGAATAAAGTATTGCCTCAGCTATTTGCCATGGATCCTTAAACCTCTCTTCGCAAATTCGGATAGCTGAAATCGATGCGTTTGATAATTTCATGCTGTCCAACTCGCGCCTTTGCTTGTGAATGCCGTATCCATCAATATCAATTAAAAGCCTAGGTTTTACATTATCACTATCAAAATTGTCGCCGTTTTCTGATCCAGTATAAATACAAAAATCCCACAAGCCACTGTTGTCTTGATGTTGCGCGGTCAAAAACGCTGACGATACGCCATTGCTTGATGGTGATGCACAAAACGCTTCGCCGAGATGAATATGATCTGAAAAGGCAAACAAAGTGCCAGGATAATTGCCCCACATTGTATATGCTCCGAGAATCGCAAGCCCAACAATAACCTCCAATTGCGAATCACATCGAGACTGAAGCCATTGCGATTGCTCATCCATGCCCTCCCATTCTTGTTTTAAAACTGATTTGTAATAACTTTTGCTTTTCTGTATATTCATTATTTTTTGAGGTTCACTGTTTTAGTCGATTCGCGGATCCGCCTGATTTCTTCTTTTAGCTCATGCACAATCTTGTCAATCTCCTCATCTGCAACCTTGGATGTATGCTCAATGATATCATTATTTACATTGTGTTTCATGAGCCATTCGGCTATGGTTAAACTGCCAGATTCGGGGTGGTGGTATAGCTTCCAATATAAATGCTGCTCTGATCGTATTTTTTTGATCCTCTCACATGCATCCCCGAGAGATTTCCAGTTGTATCTTCCAAATCCGGCAAGGTGCGCGTCTTCAACGCGCCTTAAGAACGCAGCCCTGATTTCATCCGAGTCGCCAGTCCACCAGCCGTCTTCGTCATCATCACATATATAATCTAGCACAAATTGAATCACATCTGTGCTGACAAGGTAGTGCTTGATAAATTCCATCTTGTCTTCTTTTGATAGATTATCCACAATATCCTGTGGGTGTATTTCTAGTTTTCCATCTTTCATTATCATGGCTTATTTGGTTTTGAGGTTACTGTTTTTCTGTTTACTTCATAAATTCAACGATCTCTTTTTTGCGGTCGGTCGTCAGTTTTGACCAGTCCGTTTCAAATTTTTGGTGTCCTAAGTCCTGAATATATGCGGGGATCCATCCTTCAGGCTCTTTTAGATCACGTGCATCGGTTTTTGCATAGCCTTTGCAATATGTGCGGGCCTTATCAAGCTCGCCCTTCCAGTGCCTCAATAGCGTATCCAGTTTCTTGCGCCTTGTGTCTTCGCGTTTAGGCAAATTGGCCGTGTAGAATCGCTCAAGATCATTGAGCTGATCGTTTGGCGGGTTGATTTCCTCTAGCAATTCAGATTCGTATATTGTCCAAAGCTCATTGGGTTTTCTGCCAAGCCATTCACCGATTCGGATCATCCTCAGATCATTGGCTTCGACCTCTTTAATTTTCTTATCTTTAATTGATAAAATGGGCTGGCCCCCTTTAGGGGGTTTGGGGGTACCTTCAATTCTATTCAATTCAATTCTATTCAATTCTGCGGCACTTTCCTGACAGGCACCCGATAGGCGGGTATCACTTTTGCACTTAACTTGTTCTATCCAACGAAGTTCCAATAATAGATTTATTGCCCTTTCA